GCCGCAACGGTGTCGGCGTAGTAGCCGCAAGCCGCCTCGATCACCTCGTAGGCCGCCTCTCGCAGCGCCGCTATGTCGCCGTTCCCGCTCGCCTCCCAGTCGGCCACCAAGCGGGTGAGCGCGTCGCTGGCTTGGCGCTGCGCCATTCCAGATAGCGCGTTGATCTCGTCCGTAAGCTCGTTAAGCAGGCTGCGAGGTATCTCCGCCATCCTCGCCCTCCTTCGGCTCGAACAGCGAGGCCACGGCAGCGCTCGCCTGTGCCTTCTTGTTGTCGCTGTTGATGCGCTGGATCTGCTCGTCTGTGTAGTCGAGCATTTCGAGCATCACGTCGGAGTTGGCGAGCTTCGGCAAACCCTGCACCTGCTTCAACGCGGCGTCGGACAGGCTCACGATTGACGGGTAGGCCGGGGACATGAAGCGCGGGTTGAGGTTGTAGCCGGCATCGCGCTCGGTCTCGTAATCCGTGCCGTTCGCCACAGCGAGCGCCATGTAGGCCACGTTGCGCAAAGCGTTGCCATTCTCGCGGTTGAGGTTCTTCGCATCGATCACGAGCGGTTCGAGCGATGCAGCGATGGCATCCGAAGAGGATGGGTTGTCGTTGCTCACGCCGAAGAAAGACACCGGAACATTGGTGACCGCCGACATTTGGCATGCTAGCTGGCGCAGGTACTCGGTGAGCGGCGCCATCTGCAACTGGGCCGACTGCCACACGGTCGGCGAGTCTCCGTCAGGGTCTTTGGTGATCTCGTTGACCGCCCCCATCGACGCGTCGTACTTGTTCTGCCCGTTGATCATCTTCTTGTATGTGCCGAGCAGCCAGGTCTGCGGCAGCGTCGCGGCCTCAGACGCCACCTCCATGCGGGCGCGTTGGCGTATGGCGTCGTCTGTGATGCTCATGACCGAACGGCTGATGCGCGAGGAGCCGAACGGTCGCTCAAGCGTGGCATCGTAGGGCATAGGCTCCATGAGACAGCGGCCCATGCCATGCTCCATGTAGTCGGCCACCCAGTGGCCGCTGCCGCGCGTAAGCACCACCAGCGCGTCTTCTGTGAGCAGGTGCACGACGGTCGGCACACGCTCGGTGTCACCTGGCATCTTCTTCGACTCGGCCACAACGAGACCGGCCTTGATGCGCTTCTGCGCGTCATCCCAGATTGCCGCCGCTGCGGTTGCCGGGTACGCGGAGATGATTGGCTTGCCGCCGCCGTCCGTGACAGTCCAGAAGCCGCAGCAGTGCTTCAGCTCACCGATAAGGTTCTTGCGGTAGAGAGCTTCGAGCTGGTTGTCGGCACATATGTCGCGCAGCCGTATGGTAACGGCATCGTCGTCGGCAGTGAAGCCGTTGAACACCGAGCGGTCTGCCAAGGCGTGCACCGCCTTCTTGGGCCAGTCAACGCGTGGGTTGATCTTCTTTGCGAGGGCTTTCGGCATGGCGATGCCTAGGTCTTTGACGCCGACGTGTCCGAGGTAGTAGTCCTCCCGCAACATGTTGCGGGATCGGTGGGTGCGCCACGTGTCCATAAGCTCGCGCACGAGCGCCTTGTCCTCGTGTCGCAGGCCTTCCGCCGCCGCGACCTGTCCGGCCAGTTCCATGTTCACTGCTGCCATCAGAAGCTTGCCTCCTGTTTACGTCTCGGGTCTCTCTTGGTTGTCCTCGCCGCCCATAGGGCCAGCGATGCGCTTTCGATCGGCGCTGACGAAGAGTCGGGGCCGTCGCCGAAGCCCCAGCCGTCGCGCCCGATGTCGCGCTTGATCGACTTCGTTGCGGAATCGTCCAACGCGGGCGATTCGATGTGGCTCGTCCCGGCGTTGACCTCGTCGGCCAGCATCGTCGCAGCGGCCTGCACGATCGCGGTGCTGCCCATGACGATCGCCGACTTCGGCATCCTGCCGTCCAGAAGCCGCTGCTTCAGCGCGTCCGCTCCGCTCTTTCCGTCGATGCAGACGCACGCGATCTCCTCGCGGTTGCGCAGCAGCATGTCGGATATGCCGACAGTGCCGCCCTCAGCGCCCATGAGGTCGTAAAGCTCGACGTAGGAGCCGGCACCGCGCTCTGCCTTCGCCCAGGACACGGCAACGCGCGACCCGTCGGGCGAGAACTTCACGCCGAACGCGAGCTTGCCTTCCTGCATCGGCCCCGCCGCCTCGCACGCCTTCCACTTGGCGCTCGAAAGCGCGTATGAGTCGGCTCCTCCGATTGGGCTCCACCAGCCAAGGCGCTCACGCGCGAAGACGTCGGGCTGCATCTGCTCGGACTCGCCGCGTACGGCCTCTATGTCGAGGATTGTGCCGAGAGACGGGTTGTACTCGAACCATCGCGACTCGTCGTGCACGTCGCCGATCTCTGTAGCGCCCCACTCGATCCATCCCATCTCAGACCTGCCGTTGTGAACGTCCTCGTGGAGGTCGCGGAACACCGTGCCAACGTTGTCGGGGCCTGGCGGCGTGCCCAGGTAGATCGTCTGCGGGTTGTGCTTCGACCCTGCCGAGATGGCGGGCAGAGAAGCCGCCTGCTGCTTGGCCGTAAGCTCCTGTGCTTCGTCGTAAATGAGCACGTCGTAGGTCTTGCCTCGCGCCAGCGAGTCGGTGCGCGTGGTGAAGCGGATAAGGCCGCCGTTCTTGAGCTTGATGGCCTGCTGGCCGTTGGTCTTGCGCACGGCGAGCAGCAGGGCGTTAAGCTCAGGCTCGTCCTCGTCCTCGAATGGCCTTGAAAGCTCCTGGAACATCTGGTCTGAGGTGTCGCCGTGCTGGCATGTGTACAGAATCTTCTCGCCGTTGAGGGCGCCGTGGAAGCAGCGGGCGCGAACGTCCCAGCTCTTGCCGTTCTGTCGCGGGATGGATATGCCGATCGAGCGCAGCAGATACTTGTCGCGTCCATCGCGGGCGAGCATGGCGTCGAGCAGGTGCGGCTGCCACGGCAGCGGGTCGCCGAAGTACGCGGATGCCAGTTCTGCCGCCATGGGGCCGTCCCCGTCGAGCCTTTCCGGGATGTTCGCCTCGTATGTCGGGGTCTGCCTCGCCTGCATCACGCGCCTGCCGCCTTGGCACGCGCCTCGCGGTCATCGAACATGAGCGTGAGCAGCTTGCCGTGGGCGCTCGCGGGTCGCGCCTGCTGCACCGTGACGTTGCGGGCCGACTTGGACAGGCCGAGCTGGTCCGACAGCGCCCTGATCTCGGTGCTGGCCTCCTTCAGCACGGTCAGCGCCGGATTCTTGCGCATCATCTTGAGCCGCTTGCCGCCCTTGCCCCTGATCGGCTTGTATGCGGTGGCGTCGAGTATTTCGATCTCGTTGCCCTCGAGGGCCATGGCCTCGCGTGCCTGGTTCGCCACGGCGTGCCAGTAGCAGAGCAGCGCCAGCGTCGGCGCATCCTCCTGCGCGAACGTGCGCCTCGCGGTCAGCTGCTCCCAGATGGCGGCTTGCACGGGGTCGCTAGCCACTTCCTGCGGCATCTCGATGTTCTCGGCCATGATTCCCTCCTTCTTCGCGGGGAATCGTAATGGCGGCGTGAGATAGCGAAATCGTTCGGAACGGGCGGGGGGAAATCGGCCCTAGGCGGCCGGGGTGGCCTTCCGACCCGGGGGAGGGGCGACCGCCCCGCCTCTTTTCGGCGGCTTCGGCGCTTGGGGCCAAAAGAAAGGGCGCGACCGCCGAAACGACCGCGCCCCTATTGGTGCATTGCTATGTTTTCCCTCAGAACAGCCGCGTGCGGCGTATCTGGTACTGCTTGGCGTCGCCCGGCATCCTGTTGCCGCGCCGCTGGTTGCAAATCCTGTGGGCTGCATCCACGTTGGAGTAGTCCAGCGGGCTGCCTCCCCTCGACACGGGCAGCAGCTCGTCCACCTCGAAGCTCCACGGGTCGCCGCTCGGCAGGCTGTAGTCTATCGGCTGGCCGCATATGTGGCACGGCCTTCCCTCTGCCCTCAGCCTCGCTCTCAGCTTGCGCCTTGCGTTGCCGTTGCGGTTGCGCGGGTTGCCACTCATGCCAGCATCGCCGCTATCCCGCCGATGCACCACACGATGCCGTAGCACACGAGCAGCACCAGGAAGAGCATCACGAGCATGGACACGACAGCACCGGCTGCATCAATTAACTTCTTGTATCCCATGTCAACCTCCAATGATCATGCGGGCCAGCGATACCGCCGCCCACAGCGTCAATCCGTCTATTAGCAGGGATGCCGCTATTATGAGCAGGCATCCCCAGTTGCATCCCGGGCGGCTCATTCGCCCCACCTTATCGTTCCGTCGTCGTATTCGGCATGCAGCCACGCCGCGTACTCCTCGAAGGACGCGAACTCGCCGACGCGGCGCGAGTGCTTCGCGCACCTCGTGTGCGGGTCGACCTCGTCCACGACTATGAGCAGCGGCCACGTCATCATGCGCACACCCATGCGCATGGCGGCCTCGGGCGAACCGAAGTAGCGTTCCCAGTTTGTCAATCTGCCACCTCCTACCCGCAGGCGAGCAGGGCCAGAACCACCAGCCCCGCCGCCAGCATGCGGATCACATAGAACTCAAGGGCCAGCACCGCCAGCAGCAGCGCCACGGCCAAGGCGGCTAGGGCTTGAAGTGCTCGCAAGCGATCTCACCCCCGTCCTTCAGATGGTCGAGCGCCCAGTCGACGGCCTTGTTGGCCGCGTCGGCCATGCTCTTGCCCGCAAGCTCCTCGTTGGCTATAGCCGCCTCAAGCTCAAGGCCGCACACGCCGTCGTCGCCGTCGGTTGGCTTGAACCACCTGCACTCGCAGCATGGCTCCGGCTCCTCCTGGTTCCACGGCGCGTTCGGGTCTCCCTCGAAGCAGCCGGGCGGAAGGTTCCACCCGCTGGGTGGTTCGTAGACGACCATGCTCATCGGGCACCGCCCGTGCACGGGATGTCGTGGCTGATGATCTCAAGGTCGTATGCCACGGCTGCGGCGCGCTCAACCCTGCAACCCCTGGCGTTCTCCCATCCCTCGCAGAGGAACACGGCGTCGCAGCAGGCCATCTTCGCGAGGCTCTGGCTTAGGTAGTACAGCGGCTCGTTCACGACCTTGTGCGGCACCGCGAGGCCGTCCTTGAAGTACGTGTCCACGACCTCGTATCCGCGCCGCTCAAGCTCTGCGACCGCCTTCGTGCGGGCCTCAAGTATCTGCTCCTCGCCAAGCCCGTTCATTGGCTGGACGATCATCGCCTTCTTCATTTAGGTTCCTCTCAGTCGCCGTCCCATACGCCGTCGGGGCGCATCCTCGCCATGGCGAGCAGCTGCAACAGCGCCCGCTTGGCGTTGCCCTCGGTAGCCTCCCAGTAGTCGTCGGAAACGTCGTTGCCGAGCCGCAGGGCCGCCGCTTTGAGCATCGGTATCGACTCGGCCCCGGTCTTCCCGTAGATCTCGCGGATGCCGCGCTCTCCCAAGCAGCGGTAGTGTTTCCCGTAGTTGTAGGTCACGTTCAGCCAAAGCTCGGTCGTGCCTCCCGGGGCATATGTTCCGCCCGCCATGAGATGCGGAGAATCGACCTCCAACGTCTCGTGCGTCACGGGGTCGCACAGCCTTATGTCGTAGCTCATGAGGCCTCGCCTGCCTTCGCTTTCCTGCGGCGAACTTGGTCATAGTCGATTTCGTTGCGGCACTTTTCGCATACCTCGCCGGCTCGCTTCTTGTTGTCCTTCCAAAACTCGCGCGGGTAGCTCACGAAAAACGGGTTGCAGCGCGTTTTGCCGCACCTCGCGCACGTCCATTCATACGGGTCGTAGCTCATGCGATCTCGCCCGCCTCGGCCATGGCGATCCTCTCGCCAATCCACCGCATCACGGGGACGGCCATGCTGTTGCCGATCGCCTTGTAGCGCGGGCCGTCCGGGCACTCGTCTGCGAGCTTGCCGCGATAGGGTATCTTCGTCCAATCGTCGGGGAAGCCTTGCAGCCGCTCGCACTCGCGCGGCGTGAGCCTTCGCACAACCATGTCTCCTCCTTCCTCGCTGAAAAGCGTCTGAGTGTTGCTTGTGGAGAGGGTGAGCGACACTTCGTCGCTCACCAGCGCTCCTTTGCCGCCGCCTGCGCATCCGCAGCGAACGAGCAGCGTGCAGGCGCTCACAGGCAAACCGACGGCGCGTCGCCGCCCACCTTGAGCGTGCCCACCATGTCGTATCCGATCGCCGTGTTCGCGTTGAGGTCGGCCATCGTTATCGGCTCGTCGATGGGGTAAACGGCGGGGTTGTGCCAATCGGCGGTGAGCGTGGGAGACTGCTCAGGCTCTGCGCCTACTCCTCCCGCGCCTGCCCCTTGGTGGTACTTGAAGCCTGCGCTGCGAGGGCTTCTTCCAGCCTCTTCGGCAAGGCTCGCCCTCTTTTCCGCGCTCGATTCAAGATCCCCTCGCATGCTCTCCGGCTCAATGAGTACGCCGACGGGGGGGGGCAGGCTCCAAGACGTCCGACAAGAAAGAGACGGCGGCGTCTTTGGGCCACTCCGAAGAACTGCGCATCGAGTACGCGCCACGCCAGACCGTACCCGAGCTTGTCCATTTCGGACAGGAGCTGTCGGAAAGCCTTCCCATTCTCGCTTGAGAGCGCTCCCGGGACGTTTTCCCAAAGAAACCATCGAGGACGTATCTCACGTACCGCCCGAATGTACTCGAACATGAGCCCTGACTCACCTTGCAACCCCTCCCGTTTGCCCGCGATCGAGAAGGACTGGCACGGGCTTCCGCCGACCACCAGATCCACCTTATTGCGGTATTTCTTCCAGTTCATCTTCGTCACGTCGCCGACGTTCGGCACCTCGGGGTACCGCTCGGCAAGCACGGCGCTGGGGAACTCGTCGAACTCGGCGAAGCACACAGGCTCCCAGCCCAGCGGCTCCCACGCCACGGTTGCGGCCTCTATGCCGCTGAAAAGCGAGACGTACTTCATCGGTGCGCCCCCAATGCTTGCTCGACGAGCATGAAGAAGCGGCGCTCGGCGCTGTCCGTCGGGTTGCGCTTGCGCATGTCGGCAATCTTCAGTAGCTCGTCTTCCTCGTAATAGGTGGCGTCCCAATCGACCTCGGGCCAGTCGTAGCAGGAGCAGTGCCAGCCCTCCAGCAAGATATAGCCTTTGTCGTAATAGTCGTTGATTCCATCGCCGGCGTAGATCAGCATGTAGCGCTCTTCGCTGTAATTAGGCTCGCTTTGGGCCGCGCAGATGATGCGCCACGGCTCGATAGTTTTCGGCGCCTCGACGGTTTTCATGACTCGTCACCGTCCTCGGCCTTTGGCGGTTTCTGCTCGAATCGACACCACCTGGTTCCGCGCACGAGGCGAGATTTCGCGATGGCGTAGGTCTCGCCTTTCATTCGCTCCGTGTAGTCGCGGAACGCCGGGCATGCGCAATAGATCATCGTGCCGTCGAAAGGCTTGAATCTCGAATGCATGCACTTGATGCATGACGGCGTTCTGTACTTCCTAATCTCCCTGATCGTGTTCTTGATCTTCATGAGCCTTCACCTCGTTTCTCCCGTGAATGAACCGCTGCACCTCAACGCTGCAATCGCGGCACAGGTCGAAGCTCTCGATTTCGCTGGGCCAAAGCGCCCCACGGAACGTGCCGTGGGGGTCGTCGCCGATAATCAACTCGCCGCATTTGTCGCAGCGCATGCACTTGACCTTGCTCATGCGCCATCGCCTCCGAGCTTCGCGCCGCACATCGGGCAGTAGCTGATGTCCTTCGTGTAGCAGTAGTCGCCGTTGTAGAGGCTGATGCCGATCACGTACGGCTCCTTCGCGGGGCCTTCCTTGCCGAGCACGCACAGGCGCTCTACCGATATGTCGTCGATGTCGCAGGCGCGGCCCTCTGCACTGGCGAACAGGGTTCGCCCTTCCTCGCAGTACTCGCAGCTCATGCCATCACCCCCGCGAGGCATCCGGGGAATGTGCCCGTCAGGTCGATGCACGTGCCGTCATCGTCGACGGCGAAGCACTGGTAGCTGTCCTCGGTCATGGCCTCGACCTGCTTCAGCGCGTCCTCTCGCGTCTCGGCCTCGCCGATCTTGATGCCAGCCCTGTAGGCGCTCGCGTAGCTCTGGCAAAGCGAGCGCTCGTAGATCCCTATCATTCCTGGCCCGCCTTCCACTCGTTGACCAGCTCGTCGTACTCCTCTCGGAACTCTGGCTCGAAATAGGCGATGAACTCGCTCTTGGTCATGCCGCGGCGCAGGCTTGAGTAGCCGACGTGCTCGATGCACCAGTCAGAGAACGGAATGAGCTTGCCGCCGTCGTCCACGCTCGTGCGGTAGCCGGTGCCGTCGCGGTAGAGCTTACGGCGGCCCTCCTTGCGGATGGCCTGCTCGACCTTCGAGGCATCGCGCTCGCCGCGCTCCATGAGCTTGCCGCGCAGCTCCTCTGCCTCGTCCTGCGCCTGCTCAAGCTTGCCGCGCAGCCAATCGCGCTCAGCCCGCGCCTGCTCCAACTGATCGAGCACGTACTGCTCGCATGTCTTGATCTCCATGGGTTACATCCCTTCTCGGCTCATCTCGTTGCCGTCACGGTCTGTGATCAGCCAATATCCGTATTCGTAGAGGTCAGGGCTGTGCGGCTCGTAGACCTGCAACAGCTGGCCCGTCCACCAGGCCTCCTCGTAGACCGGATGTCGCCAGCGCCACTCGGCCTTGAGCCGCGCCCCGCCGTGGAACTTGTCGTGGCACCCGGTCGTCCCGCTGCCGCAGAGGCAGAACAGCGGGCTTCGCAAGTCCCAGGCGCCGCACGGCGTGACCAGGCGGAACGTCTCGCCCCAAGACCGGTGCGCCACGTGGTGCACGCTTCCGGCGCGTCTGCCGCAGACGCAGCATCGGGGCGAAAGCGCCTCGTAGGCCTTTCCGTGGGTGTAGTGCGCCCCCAGGTGGGGCTTGCCGTAAAGCTCGGCTCGTTCCTTGGGGTAGCCGCGCAAAATGCCCGCATCGAGGATCATTGCAGCCTCCCGTCCGGGCCGTCGAAGTGCACGACCCTCGCGCCGCCCCTGAGCCGCGACACGATGGCCTTGGCGGTGTCGGGGTCTCCCTGCACGGCGAGCCTGCGCACGAGGTCGCTTGGCTTGTACTGCGTTGTCACCAGCGTGGGCAGCATCGCGGAGTAGCGCTGGTCGATCAGGCTGAACAGGCTGTCCAAAACGAAACCCGTCGGCCTGCGCTTGCCCAGGTCGTCCACGATCAGGTAGCGCACCTCGGCGTAGCGCTTGAGCGGGTCGCCGCCGTCGTGGAAGCTGCGCTGGATCTCGTCGAGGATGCGGTACATCGGGGCCATGAGCACCGACCGCTTGCCTCCGGCCAGGCGCTTTGCCACGGCTGCGGCGCAGGTGGTCTTGTGAGTTCCGACGTCTCCCCAGAGATACACCCACTGGCCGCGCTTCATGCACTCGGCGATCTCGGCCGCCAACGGGTGGTCGAGGCTCACGTAGCGTTCGGGCACGCCCGCCCGCTTCCAGTCATGCATGGCCTTGTCGAGCACGGCCTTGCGAGCCGCCTCGGCCTCGGCCTGGCGCTCCTTCTCGCGCTCGGCCTCGGCGCCTGCGCAGCCGCACTGCTCGTAGCCGCAGAACAGCGTCCGTCCAGCGAGCCGCGTGGTGCGGGCCTTGAGGGTCGCGCCGCAGTGCGGGCACTCAGTCGTAGGCCGAAAATCCATCGTCTGGCACCTCCTTTGCCATGCCGTTTTTTGGCTTCGAGGTGCGCACCCAGTTGCGCACCGTGGCCTTCCAGTCCGTCATGTGCGATCGCCCGATCATCCAGCCCTTTTGGGCGTAGAAGTCGACGAAGCGCTCGGGGTCGAAGTCGAGGGCGGTGAGGTCGAGGCCCTTGTCCGCAGCGAACTGCTGGGCGTATTCGGCGACCTCGGCGGGAGAGGGGGCGCGGAAACGCGCCGCTTTCCCTCTTTCCTTAGTCCCTTTTCCTGACTCCTCTTCCTCTTCCTCTTCGCTTGCCCGTTTGCTTTCGGGTTTGCTTGCATCGTTGCTTGCCGCTTTGCTCTGCGTTTTGCTTCCGCTTTTGCTTGGCGGTTTGCTTCCCGTTTCGCTTGCCAGTTTGCTTTCGGGTTTGCTTGCCGCTTTGCCGCCAGATCCTCCCGCCACGATGCGCTTGCGCGAGGTCTCCATGACTGGCTGCACGGCGAACAGCACGGCCTCTTGGGCGTCCGTCCGAGGCTCGGGCTGCTCGCCAGTTCGCAGGTACCGGACGATCATGCCGATAAGCTCGTCGCCCTCCCTGCGGTTGCGCAGCCTAAGCGGCCCGTCTATGAGCGAGTCCAGTACCTGCATGCCGCCATCGCCCCTAAAACGGGATGTCGCCGTCGTACAGGCTTTCCTGGGCGGGCGGTATGGGCGCTTGCTGGGGTGCCGCCTGCGGGGCGGGCTGCGGCGCGTACTGGGCGGGCGCCTGCTGGTAGGCCTGCGGTGCCGCCGGGGCTTGCTGGTAGGCCTGCTGCGCGTTCCACTGCTGCGGCGCCGCCTGCGGGGCGGGCTGCGGCGCATACTGCTGCTGGTATCCCTGCGGCGCTTGCTGGCCCTGCTTCTGGCTCATGAGCTCGATCTCGTCCACGATCACCTCAAGCTTGGATCGGCGCTGGCCGTCCTTGTCCCAGCTCGAATAGCGCAGCTTGCCCTCGATGGCCACTTTCATGCCCTTGTGCAGGATGCGGCCCATGCTCTCGGCGCGGTTGCCGAACATCGTGCAGTCCACGAAGTTCGGGTAGTCCTCCCACTCGCCGGTTTGCTGGTTGCGGCGGCGGTCGTTGACGGCCACGCCGAAGCCCAGAACCTGCATGCCGCCCTGGGTAGCCCGCAGCTCGGGGTCGCGGGTCAAGTTTCCGCTGATGTTCACTCGGTTGATCGACATTTAGTAACTCCCTTCGCCCGTCCCGTTCGACCAGGTGCGCTTTATGTCCTCGTCGACGGTTCGGATCTTGAGCTTGTACACGTTTATCGCCTCTTGGCTCGCCTTGTAGAGCGCTTCGGAGCAGTCCCTGCGCTGCTTCAGCTCGGCTATGTCCTCACGTCCTCGGCAGAGGTCGCTTATCACCGTCACTGGCGTTCCCTTGGATCGCTCCTCAAGGATCGCGATGCGCAGCGCCTTGCGGTACTCGGCCTCGTTCTCGGCGTACTGGCTTCCGCTGTTGCGCAGCGCCTGAAGCTCGTCCATGAGCCTGTCGAAGAGCTGCATGCGCTCGGCGTAGAGGTCTTGCATGGCCTACACGACCTGCCATGCGGGAGACGGGCAGCACCCGGGGTTCGCCTTGAACTGCTCGTACTGCTGGCGGCTCTCGAACTGGTAGGAGGTGCCGCAGCTCTTGCACTTGGCGATGAACTGGCCGAACTCGGGCGGCTCCTTCTCGGCGTGCTTGCCGTCACCCATGAGGGTGTCGGGGTCACTCGTGCCGTCGATGTCGAAAGCTCCGCAGAGCGCGTACTTGCGGGCATAGCTCGATGCGCTGCCCGTCACCTGCGCCTCGTTCATGCCCTTCTGGCTCAAAGGCTCGCGGGCGTACGCATCGATCTCCAAAGGCTCGCCGTGGCCGTCCTCGAAGAACAGGCGGCACGTGGCCTTGACGTAGTAGCGCTCGCCGATCTGCTCGATCGAGTCGTTGAGCGTGAAGGCGATTCCCGCCGCCTTGCACGGCTCCTTGAGCGCCGCAACGATGTCCTCCATGCTGCGGTAGTAGAAGTTGCCGTGGGCGTTGTAGCGTGCCTTGGGCACCACCACGGATCGCTGCACCTGGGCCACGGCCTCGGCCAGCGTCATGTGCTTGTCTTCTGCCATCGTCTACTCCATCCTCGCTGCCACCTGGGCTGGCGTGCCCCGGCGGATGCTTCCGGTGATTCCCTGTGCCTTGAGCAGGGATGCGAGCGCCTGCATCTGCGATCGCGTGGCGCTCGGCACCTCGACCGTCCAGGCCTCCAAAGGCTCTGCGACCGGTGCTGGCATGGGTGCCGGCATGGGGGCGGGCATTGGCGCTGGCGCGGGCATCGGCTCAGGCTCGGGGATCTCGATCGGCTCAGGCTCTGGTTCCGGCATCGGTTCCGGTTCGGGCTCTGGCGCCATGGCCGCCTTCAGCTCGGCGATGCGCTGGTCTTCCTCGTCGGCCAGACGCGCCGCGTTCAAGGCGGCTCCGAGGTCGAGCGTGCGGAAGAACTCGCGCTCCGCGTCGGCGTAGTGCGGCATCGCCTCCTGCTGGGCCTTGAGCGTTTCCCAGTCTCTGGCCACGTCGGACACCTTGGCCTCAAGCGCCTGCTGCGCCTTGATCTCGCCGAAGGTCTTGTTGAGCCACTGCGGCTCATGCAGGCGCTCGTAGGGGACGACCGGCGCGAGCAGCCCCGCGAACTCCTCGTAGTGCTGCTGTAGGCGCGAGTAGAGCGCGTCCTTGCGCGTCTGCTCGGCCTCGTCAAGCTGCGCCTTGATGGCGTCGGTTGATTCGTCGATGATGGCCGTGATCTGCTTGCAGCGCCTCTCGAATGCGTCGAGCGGCTTGTTGTACTCGCGCTTCACGGCCTTGCGGCGTTCGTCGATCTCCTTCTTGATGCCGTTGAGGTAGCTGCGGTCGTGCTTGGCCTCCTTGATGGCCTGGGCGCTCGTGAGGTCGTAGGTGGCGCCCTCGTAGTCGGCCACGACCTTCTTCACGTGGGCCTCCAACGCGTCCATGTTCGAAGCGATAGTGGCCTCGGTGTAGGTGACCTCAAGCGTGGTGGCCTCGGTTTCGATGACCTCGGCCTCGACCTGCTGCGGTTCGGTTTCCTTAGTCATAGATCTCGCCCGTCTCGTCGTCGAAGTCCATGGCCTGCTGCTGCTCAGCCACGGTGAGCAAAACCGTCTTGCCGCTCTGCTTGATGATGCGGAAGGCGTCGGCGTTGTCGGTCAGGATCTCGAATTGCAGGGTCGCAACGCTGCCCTTCACGGTGGCCTGCTTGAACTGCGCCTGGATGGTGGCTTCGTTGATCATGTCGTTACCTCCTATTTGATGCCGAGAACGGCGGCAAGGAACGCGCGACCGAACTCGCGCTCTTCCTCGCTGACGGGCTTGATCTTGTCGGCGATGAACTCGCGGCTCTTGGCGACGCACTTCTCGTCGATCCTGGAAAGCCCGGCCTCGCAAAGCGCGATCATCACGTGGTAGGCGTTTGCCGCCGTCTCGCCGTCGTTGTTGTCAGGATGCGTGGCGTCGAACATGAGGTTGTTCGCGATGCAGGCGGCGTGGTCGAGCACTGCTTTGTGGAACTTGGTCCCGTGGAAGTCCTCAAAGCCGTTCTCTTCGAAGTATTTGGCGTTCATTTCTTCTCCTTCACGTACTCCTCGACGAAGTACTCGATGTAGATGTCTATGCGCGGCTGTGTGCCGTATGGGCTTCTTGGCCGCTTGGTGACGGCTCCCGTATCGACCTGCGAATCGTCCTTGAAGGCGATCCCGTTGAGCGCGTCGCAGGCGAGCTTGCCCAGGTTGTCCCAGTCGGGCTTGCCGAGGTCGGCGCGGCCCTCCCAGTACTTGGGGTTGCTCTTCGCGAGCGGCCTGGTGGTCGAGATCCGCATCACAACCGGGCCGTCGTGGTCGGCGAATGTCTCGCCGTATGCCGCGCGGAACGCATCCTTGATGGCCTTCTCGGCCTTGAGCGTCTTGGTCGGCGTGTAGGTGCGGTGGTTGCGGTAGTCAGTCATAGGGCGCTGTTTTCCGACAAGCTGGGCGGGGTGCATGGTGATGTGCGCCGTGGCCGCAAGGGTGCGCTGCCAGCTCATTCGGAAAACCCATCGCTCTGGCTGCGGTGCTTGTTGAAGGCTCCGCGCAGCTCCGGGTATCGCGCCTCCATGATTCGGGCAAGGGCGGGGGCTATGCCGTTCTTGCAGCCGACGTGCAGCTCGTTGCGCACCATGTTCACCAGGTAGTTGATCGACACGTAGCCCTTCTCCTTGAGGCGGCGGGCGTTGGAGAGCATGAACCGCCACGCATCGGGGTTGGCCTCGATCCACTTCTTGGCCTCGGCAACGTCCTGCTCGCCCGCCATGCCCAGGCCGAAGATCTCAAGCTGGTTGCTCTGCGGCTTGGGGCGGTATCTCTCGTCGTTACGCATTGAGCACCGCCATGCTGCCCACGGCTCGCTGGGCGTCGGCCACGGCCTGGTCCATAGTGGGGATGACCCAGAGCCAGAGCACGGCGAGGAAGATCATGAGGGCCGCGAGGAAGCCGACCATGACGCCCGCCCTGAACTGGGAGCGCTCAAGCTGCTCCTGTGCCGTCGGGCGCTTGCCCTCGAATGGTATGATGGTCGCAGCCTCTTTTGAGGCGGCTACGTAGCGGGTGCCCGAAGTGTGGTAGCGGGGGGCGCTCGCTTTCTTTTTTGTCTGCATTTCCGTTCTCCTTTCGGTGTTTTCGCAGGTCATTGCTAGGGCGCTTTTTAGGGCCTCTTTTTTGTCGCCTTTTTCGCCCTGCTCTTCTGGCTGTAGTAGCGCTGGCGCTGCCTGTCATTCCTCTTCTCCCTGATCGCCTCCTCCTTCATCGCGTTGGCCTGTTCGGCGAGGTCTGCCATGTGAAGCTCCTTCGTGCACTCGATGCACCAGCCGTTGACCCTGTTGAGCGGTCGGAACGTCCATTGGCCGCAGCGAGGGCACTGCCTGCGCTTGCGGAGTGAGAGTCCGCACTTCCGCGCCATATGCTTCACTGAGTCGATGGAGCGCCCGAGGTCTTTGGCTACCTGCTTGGCGCCGTCTCCGGCGTGCTCTTCGAGGTATCTGAGTTCACGTGTAGACCACTGCTTCACGCCTTCGCTTCTCCCTTCTGCTGGCGTTCCCACTCGCGGTATGCCTGACGGATCGTCGAGCACATGCCGTCAAAGGCAACTTCGCGGGCCGTCTTCTGACGCTGCTCCTGTTGCTTCTCGTCGCTCATTAGGCCACTGCCAGCTCATGCAGCTCGTCCAACGAAACGCCGAGGATGCGAGATAGCGCGTAGGCTTCAGACAGGCTGAACTCGTACGAGCCTCGAACTTTGTTAAAGAACGAAGATCGGCTCATACCGAGACTGTCTGCCAGTGCGTCACGTGTAACACCATTCGTTTCGGCGTACTCGTTGACCTTCTCCGACAGGTTCATGCTTCTCCTTTCTCCCGTACAAAACTTTGTACTCCTACAGTATTGTACAAAGTTTTACACCGTGCAATACTTTGTACGTGTAAATATTTGGACTGTAAGGGGAGGCCATGGAGTACCGGTTTGTTCTCGCACATTACTTAGAGGAACAGGGAATGACTCCAGCTGAGCTTGCTCGCGCTATTGGTTCCCCTAGATCGACCGTTTCTGCCCTTTTGAGCGGAAGGGCAAAAGAGCCAACACTTGGTAAAGCTAAGGCGATAGCGGACGCTCTTGGCGTGTCCCTTGAAGAGATGGCTCGGATGACATACGAGGAGGAATAGGCATGGGACTTCTTGGTGATATGGCTAAAGCCGCTGCGAAGGTCGCTATAAATCAAGTTTCAAACACTGCGCACGAGAAGGTTTCCGAGATGTTCCCAACAAAGGAGATCGTTCTATCCGGCTCACACGAGCGCGATGTCTACACCTACTACGGCGGGCCATTGAAGGGAATAAGGGTCGGGCAGACATTCGATGCTGAGGTCGCTAGGAAGCCTGTCACCCTTGTAAGCGAGTTGACGGGAACAGAATGGAATACTGCCGAACACGGAAACAACGCGCTTATGTATAGGGGCAAGCCATTTGGCTCTTTTAGCCCAATGAGCAAAAGCATTCGAAAAATGATCCGTATGGGATACCGGGTCAAGATTAGGTGCAAAAACGTTGGATGGTACGCGCAGGGGATACCTGAGATTGTTGCCATGATTCCAGATCCAGAAGCTGTGTTCTCTTGGCTTGACGAGTGCGAGAGAAGTGGTGAGGAGGTTCCGTTCAATGCCAACAGCTAGAACTGCGGTGATATACGCCCGCTTTTCATGCAACAAGCAGCGCGAGGCCTCCATCGACGACCAGCTGCGCATCTGCCGCCAGTGGTGCCAGCGCGAGGGCTACGCCATCGTGGCAGAGTACTGCGACTACGCCATAAGCGGGCGCACCGACGACCGCCCTGAGTTCCAGCGCATGGTCGCGAACGCTGGCGAGAGCGACATAGTTCTGGTCTACATGATGGATCGCTTCAGCCGTGGGGAGTACGACGCGCCCATATACAAGCGCGAGCTTGCCCAGCACGGCGTGAAGCTCGTCTCGGCGCTTGAACAGATACCAGACAGCCCGGAAGGCATCATCTACGAGAAGCTGCTCGAAGGCCTCGCCGCGTGCGAGTCGAAGAAGACCGCGATCCGCACGAGGCGCGGCATGGAGGGCAACGCGCTCAAGTGCAAGACCAACGGCGTGCGCGTGTTCGGCTACGCCAGCAACGAGGCCGACGAGTACGTGATCAACGAGGACGAGGCCGCTTTCGTGCGCGAGGCGTTCAAGCGGCGCATAGCAAAGGAGACCACCAACTCGATAGCGCGCGACTTCGCGGCACGCGGGGTCAAGACCTCGCAGGGAAACCCGTGCGGCTACTCGATGGTCGAGCGGATGGTGAAGAACCGGAAGTACACGGGGCGCTACGAGTGGGGCGGCGTTGTCAAAGAGGGCGGCATGCCCGCGATCATCGACGAGGTGACGTTCATGGAGGCACAGGGCATACGCGCGGCCAAGGAGCGCAGCGCGGAGAGCTGGGGCGACTTCGCCCTTTCCGGCAAGGCGATCTGCGCGGGCTGCGGGCGCAACCTGCAAGGCGTGAGCGGGCGCGGGCGCAAGAACGTGAAATACGAGTACTACCGCTGCCATGACGGCTGCGTGAGGCCCGTGAGGCGCGAGGAGCTTGAGGGCGAGATCGTCAAGGCGCTGCGGGCGCTCCTGCAAGACCGCGAGGAGGCCTTGCGGATAGCCCGCATGGTTGCGGAAAGCTCGGACGGCGCGGAGGTGGCGGCGAGGCGCAAGCAAGCCGCCCAATCGCTCTCAGCAGCCGAGCGCGGCCTGAAGAACATCCTCAACGCCATCGAGCAGGGCATAATCGCCCCGGGCGCGAAGGAACGCATAGCGGAGCTTGAGCACCAGCGCGACCGCGCCAAGCTCGACCTTGAGGCGATCAGGGACGATCAGATAGACCCCGAGCGGCTGGCCGACTTCCTGCAATGCGGCTCCGCCCTGGACGACGCGACGTTGCTGAAGGCGTTCGTCTACCAGGTGAGCGTGAGCGACGAAGAGTGCATAGTGACGCTGAACTACGACGTGGAAAGCAACGAACCCGCCAGACTTGACGTCCAACGGGTTCGTACAAAATGCAAATGGTGCCCCCAGCGGGATTCGAACCCGCGATATCCACCTTGAAAGGGTGGCGTCCTTGGCCGCTAGACGATGGGGACAGCGGGAAAGAGTATAGCAGACTTTTTTAGCCGTTCACATATCGTTGGCAAACTGAAAAACCACCACAAAGGTGCCTGTGAACTGCGCCCCGAAACTTGGACTGAATAAATAGCGACTACGCCGCAAGGGCCCGGTTCCGGAACTCCTCCGGCGTCAGGCCCTTCAATCTTACCTGCCTGCGCCGCGTGTTCCAATGGGCTATGTACTCCTCCAGGTCGCGCTTGAAGTCCCCGAAGCTGCCCCACTCCCTGCCGCGGTAGAACTCGTCCTTCACGTGGCCGAAGAGCTGCTCGGTGGCGGCGTTGTCGATGCAGTTCCCCTTGCGCGACATGCTCTGGGTGATGCCCGCCCCCTCCAGCCTGGAGGCGTAGGACTCGTGCTGGTACTGCCAGCCCATGTCCGAGTGCATGGTCGGTGCCGCCCCGTCGGGCAGGGCCTCGAGGAGCCGGTCGAGCATCCTGTGCTGCTGGGCGAGGTCCGGCGAGGTCGATATGTCGCTCGCCACGATCTCCTTCGTGCAGAAGTCGAGCACCGGGGCCCAGTAGGCCTTGGCGCCGGCCACCTTGAACTCGGTGACGTCGGTGCCGAGCTTCTGCCACGGCCCCTCGGCGCCGAAGTCCCTCGCGATGACGTTCTCGAACGTGCTCCCCACGAGCCCCCTGTAGGAGCTGTACCGGCGGCGGGAGCCCCGGCGGCGTATCCCGCACCGGATGCCCATCTCGCGCATCATCTTGAGCGCGGTC